GTTTTAGCCTGTGCATTCCCTGGCGCAGAGAACGCAGGGAACGGCAACGAAACTTCAAAAAGATTCGGACGGGCACCGTCACCAACTAGTTGGGAACGGAATTCGTTTACATTAAAAGCCATTTAATTTCTCCTGTTTTCTCTATTTATTAGAATTGGCCAACAACTTCTGTGAAACTTACACCGGTGCGAACAGCAACGAAGTTAAGTTGAATGAAGTTAACAGAGCGTGCAGGTTTGATGTAAATGTCTCCAACAAATTGGTTTGAATCAATTACGTTAGGGGTATTATTAGACTCATCGCACACCACACGGAAGTCTGTAATACCACGGCGACCTTGAACATCACGCAAGTACGGTTCAACCAAATTGACAAACTGTGCTCTTGTGAATTGGTCGTTAAATTCGAACAATGAAGAACGTGCAGCCTTAGCAATAGATTTCTCCAACACGATGAACAATCGGCGAACATTGATGCGGTCAAACACAGATGGTTTGCTCAACATAGTTTTGTCACCAAATAGTACAGTACCTTCACCTTGGAACGTAACAACTGGATTAATACCTTTAACATAAAGGTTATCACGTTCAGCTTTAGTTGGATTCCAAGACAGTTTTACAACATTCTTGATTACACCACGGTTGAAACCACCAGGTGAGAACCATGGATCACGTTCAATATCTGTACGAGCACATGTACCAGCAATGTCAGCATTTAGTGGTACATATCGATACACATCATTGTACTTGTCGAATTGATATTTGTAACCACAATCCAAAACAGAGAATGAAGATGAAGTTAATGAATCACGATATGTGATAACAGCAGAAGATTCAGAACCAATGTTATCAACAACAGATGCTTTAGTTGGTGACAAAAATACCAAGCAATCTTTACGTGTTTCTGCAATGTTAGAAATCAAATAACCAGCAACAGTTGCATCGCCTGGACCAGAAATAATCAATGAGATATCGACTGAATCGGGGTTAGCAAACAAACCATAAGCTGTATTGATATTACCAGCAGTAATTGTACCATCTGAACCACCACCTAATGAGCTGTAAGTAGGATTTCTTTGGCCATTAGCTGCATCATATGTTGTTCCTGCCGCAGCAGTGCCCCAACCAGAATTGCCAGAAGCGTGAGCAGTCCACCACACATAACGTGAGCGTTGATTCAATACATTAACATAGTAATTTGTAGCACCATCGCCAAACTTAGCATCAGATGCCTTTGAAACGAATGCAAATTTTTCAAGAACTGTGTTAGCAACACCGTTAGAGAATTGGCCATCTTCATCAACAACAATAACGTGCATTTCATCATTAGAACCACCAGCAGCAGTTGCGTAATCAGAAGTACCTGGTGCAACACCAAATGTGTCAGCATATTGCCATTTACGTAGAACTGGAACACCAGCAGCTACAGTGCCTGGTGCAGATGCAACAATAATTGCAGTAGCATTAACAGATGCAACACGGATGTAAGTTGTACCACCGTCAACAGAAATTAAATCACCAGATTGCAAGTTAGCTGCAGCATTGGCATTACCATTAATATTGATAGTAGTTTCACCAGACCCAACAGCATTAGCTCTAAGAGAATCGGTAACTGTCAAGTTGGATGAGAAAGCAGCAGATGAAGCGCAGATAGAAACACGAAGTGTGTTACCTAAAGCACCAGCACATTTTGCAGTAACAATGCCACGACCAGAATTGGAAGTAGAATAGTTATCAAGATAATCATCTTGATTTTTAATCAACACACCTGTACCGTTAGCGGTAGCATTCAATGTTGAAGTAGTGTTAGCTGCACGAACTACTTTGAGGTTATTTGAGTAAGCTAGAAAGTTTGCGGCTGAGAACCAGTATTCATAATTTACAGAGTCAGGTTTACCGAAACGGTCGACAAGGCGAACCTCGTCAGAAACGGTAATGACTTCACCAACTGGACCCCAAGCAAACTGCCCAGCAAAAGCGCCAATTGAAGTGGCGACGGAAGGGACTATTGTAGTCAGGTCGATTTCTGATACATTTACCCCAGGTGATAGCTGAAATGCCATGGATTTCTCCTTATTGTTATTGGGTCAATTATATTTATAACTAATACTCTATTTAGTTTTTTAGAATCTTGAGGATAGATAGCCTCTTTCAGTCCACACATCGCCGCTGTCCACCAGGACTTCTTCACGGCGACCATCATCTATGATTCCAACTGGTGCCAAGTCTTCTTCTACAAGCATATTTTGTTCTTCCAACATGTATCTACGGATATCAATGTTGGTAGCCTCTTTAAAATATGATTGTGCCGCCAACCAAGCGAACAACACCAGACCCATGGCCAAATCATCATTATTACCTTCTTCTGCCTGATAACTATCTCTGACTCTAACGAATGTATTTAATTCAGCAATCGTATCGAAGTCATTGACAATCAACTTGTCGTTTTCAATCAAAGTTTTTAAGTTGGCACAACCAATCTTTTTTACGGATTTAGTTGTTTTAATACCAAAAGAAGTTGAGCGTTTGAAACCACCAGAAATGGCCTGGCCTTTAATGTGGTGGTGTTCTAACTTATAGATGTTTTCATATTCCAAATCATAATGGAGAATGTCAACAACTTGTTGTCCCACATTATTAGTCTCAATCAAAGCATATGCCTCATTATATCTTTTACAGATTGAGTATATGATAGTGGGAAAGAATAACAATGGTAGTTTATTGTTGCGATACTTGGCAACCTGTTTATAAGGTACCTGTGTCACATCAATGATATTTATAGTGGAGTAATCCTGCTCAACGCCTTCCGAACAGTCAACTGTACCAATGTACATGTGGCCGGGTTGAGGCATTTCATACATGTCCAATCCTTCTTCTGCAAAGATTGGATTAAAGAATGCCATTGAGCGCAGTTTAGAACCAGAAATGAGAGTTGCAGATGAACCAATAAACTCTGTTTCAAACTCTTGTCTGAATTGTTCTTCTGAAGTGTTACGGACCGTTTCTTCTTTCCATGCCGCATCACGGCCAGGCACTTGTGACCAATGGACTTCAAGTGGTTTATAAGTTGAACGACCTTCTTCAGCATCTACCCACATCTTATAGAAGTGGTTCAGACCATATGGAGTAGAAACAATAATAACTTTGGTGGTTTTACCAGATGAAATCACAGGGTAAGTAGATGTGAAGAACTCATCTGCCATATTTTTTGGAACGAAAGCAAATTCGTCCAAGAAAATCAAGTTGTAAGAACCTCCACGAACACCAGCTGCTGATGTTGCAAAGGCACCAATCTTAGATTTGTTTTCTAACTCAATGTTACCTTTGTTCCAAGTAATGATACCTTGTTGCAACCACAATGGCAAGTATTCATATGCATACTGTACACGGCTTAGAATGTCACGAGCAAGAGAACCCTTGTTCGCTAGAATAGCAATACTGTAGTCATCTTGGAACAATACAGACCAAAGCATATAGCCTACAGTCGTGGTTGTTTTACCAACCTGTCGAGGCATCTTTGCAATACAAAAACGATTGTTGTGAAATGTTCTGACCATGTCCTCTTGGAACGGCCACATTTCAAATGGTACTAAACCATGGTCTACGTTGACAATTTTAACATATGTCCTAATGAAGTAGACCGGGTCTTCAGTACATTTTATAATCTCGGCAACTTGTTCCTCTGTATAGGACAGTTCAACGCCTGTCCTTTTGAGGTTTGCATTACCTAGGTAACCACCTGCATCCATAATTATTTAATGATACTGCGAAGCATCCAAGCTTGTTTTTGATGTTGGTCTAAAATATCTTGCAAGAAGTTAGAGACAGCAGGTTCGCCAGCTTGGTCTGCTGCTACAATACCAGCTCTTAGATGAATGATGTATTTGTCATTATCTTTTTTAAGGTCTGCTAACATGGCAAGAGCTGATGGGATAGAATCTGTTTCTGGAACATCAGAAAGTTCCACCATGCGAGAAAGACTTGTTGGTGCATATGAATCCAACATACGAATTTTCTCCGCAATAAGGTCAGTATTACCCCAAACAGCAGTGTAAAAACCATTTAGAAAAACGTGGTAATCATTGAAGTTTGGACCTTCAATGTTCCAATGATATGAGTGTGATTTAAAATACAAACCAAAATTTGTACCTAAAATAACTTTTAGTTGTTGAATTAATTGTTCCATAGTATCCTTATTTATTGTTCTTTAAAAACTTGACCAGTTCGGTGGTTGAACCAACAAACACCGCTTTATCAACGTTGATATCACCACCTCTTTGTGATTGTGGTGCCAAATCTTTTTTACGCTTTTGGATTTCCATCAAGTCTTTATTCAAATCGGATAAGTTTTTGATTAGATTGGCTGCAACTTCATAGGCTCTTGGGTGTTCAGATTCTTTTGCTACGTGTAAGATGCCGTCAACGGCAAGGTTACCTTTTTCGATTAAGGTACGAATGTTATCACGGGCAAAATCTGCATCATCATCTACTTTAGTAACTGGTGTTGCAGGAAGAAGTTCTGTTGAACCAATAGGCTCAACATCTAAAACCTCAGAGAGAGTTTCATTTAATTTGTTCATATCAAAGTATTAGGCCATTCAGTAATTGTATCAGTAAAACCGTATTGGTCATCAGCAGCAGAATTTAATGGGTCTGCTTGTACTACAATCCTAGATGCCAATACTTTAGAATTTTCAGTAGATGTTACTTTATATTTAGCATGTGAATAATCACCAGTAACCACATCATTTGCAGAAACTAGTTTATTCAAGTCACTCAGCACCAAAATACCACTAACTGTGTTACTAAAATATACCACTTTACCTGTAATATCTTTACTCTCAACACGAATGGTTTCACCTGTGGTAAACACATTGTTACCAGTTGCATAGTTTACATAAACTTTTTGTGAATCACGTACTTCCGTATCAATAAAAATATTTGATTTAGCAAAACCGTATGCAGCTGCTGATGTGCTATATGTACCAATTAAACCTTGAGCTGTATTGGACTTAACTGGAGGCCAAATATAACCCTTGAGTGTGAATGTCAGGTCCCACATAATCAACCGAGTGGTTGACATGTCACCTTCATAGTCAATACTTGTTGATACAGATTCCAATTTAATAGGCAAATCATATTTTTGACTTAGTGATGGAATAAAATTCACACTTACAGTAAAATCAGGTGTAAAGAATGGTAAAATTTGTTCAATAATTTGAGTACCATCTTCAGTATTTCTTACATAGATTGATAATGAAAAATCAAAGTCATACGGTACAGGTACAAATTGTGTCACTAAACTATTATTTGAATCTAGGCCAAAGTTTTGAATAGTAGACATTTTTTTTCTACTAGGGTCATATGACATGCCTGTCATCTCAAACGAAATTCTAGGTACAATTGTTTGAATAGACTTTGTTAAATCGGGGTCATTGGTAATACGAGTTAGGTATTTTTCTTTTGGACCATATGACAATGGTACTTTAAAAATTTGACCAGGATTATTGACATCTTTGTTGTAACGAACAACTTGAATATCATTAAACATAGAGCCAAACGCCACTACGATTTTACGTATGGTTCTGTTATAAAAGTGTTGGTTTCCTAGCATAGTCGCTTATTTATTATATTCCAAACCGACCTCTGTGGGCAGCAAAGTTTTGTGTAACTTCAGCTGTAGATAAACAACGGTTGTACACTTTAGCAATTGCAATATTTCCTTGAAAGTGACTATACCCACTACCCGTTGGAACATTTAAAAACATTGGATTGGAGTGAGTTACAGTATCAGTTGTTCTCACAGTACCGCTGCCATTAGTATTTAAATTGCCATCGATGTATTGAAAAACATTTCCATTTGTTCTGTCAATTATTCCCACCCAATGATGCCACCGATTAGCAACAAGAATGGCTGATGTATTAAAGTCTTGTTGGCCAGTAGAATCTGCTGTTGTGAAGTGGATATATTGTGATGAGTTTAACCATGCAGCATATGTTCTTGTATTTGAATCTCCAGCCGCATTCATTTTATTAATAATGTTACTCCACCCACTAGCAAAACTAAAGGAGTTTACTTTAAACCACGCTTCTAAAGTCATCGTCCGTCTAATGTCTAAAGATGCTGCATTCCCACAATTCACACAATCATTTACTCCATCAAAAGAAAACGTGCCTGCATTACCAGAGTTATAAGCTGCACCACCTACTAATGTACCATTATTTCCAAGGCCACTCATATCGGTCCAAGTAGTTCCAGTATTGGCAAAACTTTTACTATTAGCCGCATCTAAGTGCAATACTAATCCACTCTCAATACCATTAGGTCCTGATTGTACACTCATACGTTAAACCTTCCCCTGAGTGCATTAAAATTCTGTTTAACTTCGGCCGCAGATATTGCTCTATTGTAAATTTGCGCTAAAGCTATTCTGCCAGCAAAAAAATTAGCACCAGCATAAGCACTAAGTGATACTGCACCATTTCCAGGCCTTGGAGAAACTGTTGCATTTGTACTTTCTAATTCTCCATTCAAATACAAAGCCCATCCAGTGGTTGTATTAAATGTTACTGCACCACAATACCAAGTATTAAGTGATAGATTTGTTACTGATTGTATCAAAGTAAAACTTGTATCAGTATGTGCGCCAGTTAATTTATTTGAACCAGCTAACCAAAGTATGTGGCCGCCAGTATCACTGCTCAATAAATTATTAGAAGGGCTAAAATTAGTACAATAAAACCAAACCATTTTAGAATAAGCTGCGCCAACAGGATTATTTGCTACTGTTCCATAGTTTGTACTACCATCAAATGTTAGATA